GTGCTGCTATGGGAGACCTTTCTGGTTACACCTTGACGCTGAACGGACAAGAGCAGGTTCCTGCTAACTTCTTGGACGGCACTTTGTCTGCTGCTGGTATTTCAACTATTGTTTCTGGTTCTGATTTTTAATGACCTATGGAAAAGGCATTAAAGATTATGAATGGGATGCAACCCCGTAAAGTTGAATTGGCTACGGCAGAACAAGTTTCTGCTCGTGTAAAAATGATGGAGAAAGTTGTTAACGATGCCGAGCGTGTATACTCTACCGCAATGGCAGAAGCCAACCAATTCTCTTATGCAGTTGATGCGTATAACAACGCAGTAACCGAGGCAGATAATGTTTATCGTTATTTGAACAATTCTGAAATCGTATTAAAAGATATCCAAGCAATTCGTAGCACCGTATCAAAGGCATCTGCTGAATTAGGTGTGAATGTTCCAGAGCCGTTTGACTTGGATAAAGCAGAGCAAATTGTAAAGGAAGCAATTACTCATACGAACAAGTTAAAAGCATTGGTGTCTAAATTCAAGCCAGTTAAAATCTAACTGACACCAACACGTTAAGAGAGCCATCCTTCGGGGTGGCTTTTTTAATTAAAACAAAAAGCAACAAACGAGTTATTTGTAAGATGAACATTTTAACTACAAGCGCAACAGCGCAGAATTTGCAAATCATTCCTCGCTCGTTTCCTGCTTCTGTATCAGCACGGCTAACGAATGAATCCACCAATACCACCCAAACGCAAACAATCGCACCTACAAGCGCAAACGGGTATATGACCTTGAATGCTGCTTGGACTTTGAAGGCACAAAACTTTTACCTATTGGAGGTGTTTAGTGGCGTAAATTTGATATACAGAGGCCGGGTATTCTGCACCGACCAAACTAACTTTGAGAAGTTCACCGTGAACGCCGGGGTGTACGACCAAGAAACCGCAGGAGATAATACGTTCGTTATCATATGAGCAATGTAAGATTTATGGCCTTGAACTCCTACGTTAAACCGCAGGTGAAGGAGGTTAGTGGAAAGAACTGGATTGAGTATGGGGATGGTAACGATTATTTCCAATACTTAATCGACCGGTACAACGGAAGTCCTACCAATAATGCTATTATCAATGGCGTTATTGATATGATTTACGGCAAGGGTCTTGCAGCAACAGACGCAGCACAAAAGCCAGACGAGTACGCAATGATGATGTCGTTGTTTACCAAGGATTGTATGAAGAAGGTAGTTTCTGACTTCAAAATGATGGGCAATGCGGCTATCCAAGTTATCTACAACCAAGACCATTCCAGAATCGTTAAGGTTGAGCATATCCCCGTTGAAACCTTGCGTGCTGAAAAATGCAACGAGGAAGGTTTTATCCCTGCATACTACTACGCCAAGAGCTGGGATAGGGTAGCACAACGCAAAGAGACCCCGGTGCGCATTGATGCTTACGGGATGAGCAAAGCAGGAATCGAGATTCTGTATATTAAGCCCTACAAAGCAGGATACTATTACTATGCCCCAACGGACTACCAAGGTTCACTTCCGTATGCCGAATTGGAGGAGGAGGTAGCCAATTACCACATCAGCAACATTAAGAACGGGCTTGCTCCGTCGATGCTGATTAACTTCAATAACGGCACACCTACCGAAGACGAGCAGACGTTAATCGAAGCACGTATTGCCGATAAGTTTTCTGGCAGCTCGAATGCGGGTCGGTTTATCCTTGCGTTTAACGATAACAAGGAACTTGCCGCAACAATCGAACCCGTACAACTATCGGACGCAAGCGAGCAGTACCAATTCCTTTCCGAGGAATGCACCAAGAAGATTATGGTAGGCCACCGGGTAACAAGCCCGATGCTTTTGGGTATTAAAGACCAAACCGGACTTGGAAACAATGCCGACGAATTAAAGACCGCCTCTATTCTGTTCGATAATATCGTTATTAGACCATTACAAGAGGTTTTACTTGATGCGGTAGAGACAGTCCTATCTTTTAACGGAGCGTCCCTAAACGTCTATTTTAAGACCTTGCAGCCGTTGGAGTTTAAGGAGGACGTTGTTGCCCCTTCGGATATTGTTGAGGAATCTACGGGTATCGAAGATGGCGGGTTCGGATTCTCTGCCGACGTTAGCGACGAGGTTCTTAACGGAATGTTCGAGGCGTTGAATGAGTTTGGCGAAGACGAGGACTTGGACGAATGGGAATTGGTGGACGAGCGTCCCGTTGACTACGAGCAAGAGGAGTATTTGGATTCAATCTTAAAGTTTGCCAAGACCGGTGAAGCGTTCCCAAACGCAAAAAGCGAGCAGGACGGAGTAACCAAAGACGGACGTAAGTACAAGATTCGTTACTCCTACGCACCGGGAGCAACCAAGGCAAACAGCCGTGAGTTTTGTAAACTGATGGTAAACGCAAAGAAGGTGTACCGCAAGGAGGATATTATGCGTATGCGTAAGCAGGAAGTTAACGCAGGATTTGGGCCAAGAGGCGCAGCAACATACGATATCTGGTTATACAAAGGAGGCGCACGTTGCCACCACTTTTGGATGCGTAAGACGTATTTAGCAAAAGCCGAAGGTGTAACTCCTGACGCTAAAAACCCGAATGCAGACATATCGGTAAACCAAGCTCGTAAGGCAGGCGTCAAGCCAGAGACGAATAACCCAAAGGTTGCAAAGCGTCCGGTAGATATGCCCAATGAAGGATTCTTAAAACCTCGTAAATAATGGCCACGGCTCTTTTTATCAAGCGTGAGGATATTGTACGCAACACGGTTATTTCCGGCAACGTCGATACGGATAAGTTTATACAATTTATCAAGATTGCCCAAGAGATTCATATCCAAAATTACACCGGAACCAAGCTGTACGATAAGATTTCCTCGGACATTATCGCCAATACGCTTGCAGGTAATTACCTATCCCTTGTAACGGATTACGTGCAGCCGATGCTTATCCATTGGGCATTGGTGGAATACCTACCGTTTGCTGCTTACACGGTAGCCAATGGAGGTGTATTTAAGCATACGTCCGAAAACTCCGTTAACGCAGAGAAAATCGAAATTGATTATTTAGTTGAGAAAGAACGCACCATCGCAAAATACTACACGGAGCGTTTTATCGACTATATGAGCTTCAACCAATCCTTGTTCCCAGAGTACAATGAAAACGTCAACGAAGACATCTACCCCGACCGAGATTCCCGCCCGGCCTCGTGGGTGCTATAAAGTGAAAAGCGAGAATCTAATTAAATTAAAAAAGTACCTGGAAAATGGCAAATAGCATCGGGTGGGGTAATATCTACTGCTCCTCTTATTGGGGAGATGAGGACTACAATACGAGGGCAATAGGTAACGTACCTACTTGCTTTGGTAACGCATACATTTATGCGGATGCGTATGTTGCTCGTGTAGCCGCCGATAGCGGAACCACCGAAGGGTACGAGTGTTTGGTTAACAAAATTGACGCCTTAAATTTTAACTGATGAGTTCATTTTACGACGATGCCAGTTTGGTAGTAATTCCAAGCGGCTATAAGACAAGCAAGGTATATGCCGAGAAACCAACCGACGGAAGCGGTGATTTAGCCTTCACCCGCACTGGCGATACGGCTACCCGTGTAAATTCTGCGGGGATTATTGAAAAGGTGCGGACGAACGTGTTGTTACAAAGCCAAACCTTTGAAAACGCAAGCTGGCGTAAATCAGCAATTGGTGGCGCAAGCGTTCCAGTTGTAACTGCAAATAACAGCACCGCACCTGACGGCACAATGACTGCCGATAGGGTTGTTTTTGTAGCTCCCACAAGTAGCGATACTTCACAATTAGACCAGGTAATTAGTTTAACTGGAGTAGCTAACGGCAGCGTTTACCTTAAAGCGTTTGCAGCTGGAGACGTTGGTAAAATCCTTGCCGTAAGGTTTAATTCTGGTGCTTATGCACTTGCAACACTTACTGCCGACTGGCAGCGTTTTAGCGTTTCACAAACGGCTGTTGTAGGCTCCTTTGAGATTTCACTACGTCCAGCCGTTGGAAGCTCCAGCGGCACCGTGTCTGTTTCCGTTTGGGGCGCACAGTTAGAAACAGGCGACGTAGCAACAGCCTACATCCCCACCACCACCGCAGCGGTAAGTGTTGGCCCCGTGGCTAACGTACCCCGTTTGGATTATCTCGGCTCAACCTGTGGAAAATTGTTGCTGGAGCCGCAGCGGACGAACTTGG